GATGCGAACATTGCGAATGATGCTCATCTGCGCTGTGTTGCCAATCCTGAATGCAGGCTGTCAAACGACGGCTTCAGGAGGGACTGAAGTATGTTCGGTGTGGAAATCAATTCTCTGGTCGAAAAAAGATACACCGGAAACAATCGACGGCGTGAAGGGAAACAACGCTGCTCGAAAAGCTTGGTGTAAGTGATGCCTATTCAAAAACCAGACTGGTTTGATATGAAGATTACCCTCGGTAATCTTATAACGTTATCTGTTTTTGTTGTGGGTTTTTTCGCGTGGGGGTTGAAACTCGAAGCCAAAGTCGACCAGAAAGCCGAACACATAGAGCGTCTTCAAAAAGCTGTCGATGAACTCAAGTCCATGGATGTTATTACTCACAGTCGAATCGAGTCTTTACGAGACGTTGCATCGACTCGTCAAGAAGCTGTTATCACCAGACTTGCTAGGATCGAAACAATCCTAGAACGAGTTGAAAAAAGCTCAAACCGCTGAGAGAGGATAGCTATGTTCGCGCCTAAAGACCCACCGCCTCCGATTCCGCCTCCGAACCCAGCAACTTTTGCCTCTGCACAAAACTCTGCAGCATCGACAAAAGCCAGGCTTCCAGGAGCGACGCCGACCATTCTTACATCAGGAATGGGAGTGACTTCTCCGGCTCTGACAACAGGGAAAACCGTCCTTGGATTCTGATCGACTCACACGGCTTCAAGCCCAGCTCAACGCAATGGAAGTTGAGCGATACTCGTGGTGGACTCATTGGCGAGAGCTAGCGGAGTATATCCTCCCGCGACGGTATACTTGGCTTGTGACCGCTAACCAGATGCGTCGCGGAGTTCCGCTCAATGGCAAGATCATTGACGAGACCGGAACTATTGCGGCTCGGACCTGTGCTTCTGGAATGATGGCTGGAATTACTTCTCCATCAAGGCCGTGGTTTAAGCTTAAGATGGTTGGTTATGCCAACAACGAAGACTCCAATCCTGTGTCGCTGTGGCTCTCTGAAGTCGAGCGCCGGATGATGCGAGTCTTTAACGAGTCAAATTTCTATACCTCTATGGCAGTGATGTATCAAGACCTCTGCGTTTTTGGCACTGCGACGATGCTTATTTACGAAGACTATGATGACGTTGTTCGCTGTGTAAACCCGGCGATCGGAGAGTTCTTTCTCCAGAATGATTCTCGTCTTGAGGCTACTGTTTTTGCTCGGAAGTTTGTAATGAATCCGAGACAGCTCAAGGACGAATATGGAGACGCAGTTTCGGCAAATGTAAACAACTCTCTGAAGTCTCGTGGTGGAAATACTTCAGAGTTCGTCATCTGTCAAATCATCCAGCGTAATAATGGAGAGATGCCAAAGAAATTCAAATTCTGTGAATACACTTGGGAGGAGACAAACAACAGTGGTAAATTCCTTCGAGTTCGTGGCTATTATGATCAGATGGTTATCTGTCCTCGTTGGGAGACAGCTGGCAACGATGCTTACGGCAGATCTCCAGGGATGGACGCTCTGCCAGGAATTAAGCAACTTCAACAGGAAACAAAACGTAAAGCTCAGGCCATCGACAAGATGGTAAACCCTCCGCTGGTCGCAGATGTGAGTCTTAAAAACCAGCCCGCGTCACAGCTTCCTGGAGGGATTACTTATGTCTCTGGCTCGTCTCAGGTTGGAATGAAGCCTCTCTTTACTGTGATGCCTCCGGTGCAGGAAATGATGCTGGATATCGCCGAGATTCAAAAGCGCATTCAGCAAATCTTCTTTAACGATCTCTTTATGATGATTTCCCAACTTCAGACAGTTCGCTCTGCGACCGAGATCGACGCGAGACGAGAAGAAAAACTCGTCATGCTTGGACCGGTTCTGGAGCGATTTTTCAAGGAAGGCCTTGATAAAGCCGTCAAACGAACCTTTGGAATTATGTCCCGTGGCGGGCTTTTACCAGAGTCGCCACCTGAAGTAGCTGGTGCACCAATCCAGATTCAATATACTTCGATGCTCGCCGAGGCACAGAAGGCTTCCTCAACCGCCGGAATCGAACGGATTCTTGGGTTGACTGGTAATCTCGTTGGTGTCGTTCCAGATATCATGGATACGATCAACACTGACGAAGCCATTGCGGAATTTGGTGACTTACTTTCGGTTGCACCAAAAGTTATCCGAACTAAGGAAGAAATCAAAGCCCTTCGTGAAGCTCGCAACCAAGCCAATCAACAAGCGCAGGCTCTTCAAGCCACTGATGGTCTTGCCAAGGCAGCGAAGAATCTCGCTGCTACAGATGTTGGTGGCGGTAACAGTGCACTCGCAGCTATAATGGGTGGAGTATGACCTATGACACTGGTAATCCAAAAGCAGTCAAGAACCGAAGCAAATCATCGAAGCTCGACGATAAAAATCGAGCTATCGTGGTTCAAGCCCTTATGGGCTCCTCCGCCGGACGGAAATGGATCTATGAACTCCTGGAAGCCGGACACATCTTCTCAACCTCCTTTACGGGAGACTCAGCAAGCACGTTTTTCCGTGAGGGAGAACGTAATCACACCCTATTTCTCTTCGCCCAAATCGAAGAGCACGCATCCGATCAATTCATGATAATGCTGAAGGAAGCAAAAGATGAACGACATAACACAACCACCGACGACGCCAGAGCAACCGCTGGCTCAACCGGATCCATCTCAGACTTCTCCGGCCCCACAGCCTACGTTGACGGACGAGTCAAAGACGACACCGGAGACATTGACGGATAAGACTGAGGTCAAAGCTGAAGTCAAAGCCGAGGTCAAACCTGAAGTCAAAGAACCTCCAGCGGACCCAGTTGCGATCGACAAGCTTACGCTTCCGGAGGGGCTCACGATCACTCCAGAGGCATCTGCGGAGTTGAACACGATCTTTTCTGAGACTGGGGTGAAAACCCAGGCCGGCGCGCAGAAGCTCCTTGACTACTACCACAAGGCCATGACCAATTCCTTCTCAGCTTTCCATGGAGAGCTTCAGAAAGAATCCAACACTTGGGCTGACCAAGTGAAAAAAGACCCGGAAATTGGAGGTGCTAAACTCGAGACCACTGTCGGAACCATCGGCAAGGCTCTTGATGAGTTTGGCGCTCCCGGAGTAAGAGAAGCACTACGAGTTACAAGAGCTGGGAACCATCCGGCGATTGTGAAGACCATCTTCAACATGGCCCAGGCTCTTTCTGAGGGCACCCATGTTCAAGGCAAGCCATCCGCTCCGCCAAAATCTTTGTCGGAGCTTTTCTACCCATCCAAGGAGGCCTAACAAATGGCTACTCTTTCTGGCGCGCTGACCTACGCTGATTGGGCTGCGCGTGTCGATCCCATGGGGAAGATTCCAGCAATTGTGGAACTTCTTTCGCAGACCAATGAAATCATGATGGATATGCGTTCAGTTGAAGGTAACCTTCCGACTGGGCACAAAGCCACTGTGAGAACTGGTTTGCCTACTGCAGCTTGGAGACAGATCAACGCTGGTGTTCCAGTGTCGAAATCTACCACTGCGCCGATCATCGCAACCTGTGGAAATCTCGAAGCGGAATCTGCGGTTGATCGAGACTTAGTGAAACTTGCTTCTGATGCCGGGGCGTTTCGGTTGTCAGAGTCAATGGCTTTTCTTGAGGCCATGAACCAGCAGATGGCGCAGAACTTGATCTACGGCAACGAAGCTGTTAACGTGGATCGCTTTACGGGGCTTGCGCCTTACTACAACACAGTCGTTCCGGCAACAGCTCAATCAGCGGCAAACGTCATTGACGCAGGCGGAACCGGTGCAGACAATACTTCACTCTGGTTTGTTACTTGGGGTGAGCAACAGACTTATGGAATCTTCCCAAAAGGCTCCAAGGCAGGTCTGCAGCACGAAGACAAAGGCGAATGGCGTGTCTTTGATTCTCTCAACAATCCCTACTACGCTCTTGTGGATCATTACAAGTGGGAACTTGGGCTTGTTGTAAAGGACTGGCGCTACAACGTCCGAGTCTGCAATATCGACGTATCGGATCTCTCTGGAGGCTCCGCTGCGAATCTGATCAACCTTCTTGTTCGCGGCGTCAATCGTCTCCCGACTCAGCCTTCTTCGGCTGGACCGATTCAGACTTCTGATACTCCTTCGATCCAAGGAATGCAAGGTCAGACTGTTATTTACTGCAACCGCACACTTCGGACTTATCTCGATCTGCAGGCCATGAACAAGACCAACGTCTTGCTGCAGATGGGTCAGTGGAATGGTGCTCCCGTAACCCTGTTCAGAGGCATTCCCATTCGCACTGTGGATGCAATTCTGGGCACCGAGGCCCGTGTGGTCTAAGGAGGAAGACATGATTCTTGATAGACTTCTCGCAATGTCGTCGGCCCAGGCTATTACAGCTATCGGCTCGACGGTTTCGACAGATGTGATCGATCTCAATAACTTTCGAGATCTTTCAATCGGCGATCCTCATGTCGATATTCTCTGCAGGGT